GGTGGGGGAACAACTCAGTCATTAAATATTAATTACGGACAACAGCCATTCACCTACACCCCGCCAACTGGCTTCAATGCGCTGAATACATATAACTTACCAGCACCAAGTATTGAAGCTGGCAACAAGCATTTTGACATTTCACTCTGGACTGGGACAAGCATTTCATCAGCACGAACCATTACAGGATTAAATTTCCAACCTAATCTTGTTTGGTCAAAAGCAAGAAACAGAGCGTATAGCAATCAGTTGTGGGATATTGTCAGAGGAACTGGAAAGGAACTTAACAGCAACTCTACTGCCGCTGAGACTACTAATAACCAATATGGTTATGTTTCAGCTTTTAATTCTGACGGATTTACAGCCTCTCCTGGGTCAACTGACAATGGGTTCTTTAACGAATCAGGTGCAACATACGCTGCTTGGCAATGGAAGGGCGGCGGCACAGGCGTAACCAACAACTCTGGCACCATCACATCTACCGTGTCGGCTAATCCTACGGCTGGGTTTAGTATTGCTACATTCACTGGTAACGGGACAAATGGCGCAACTGTAGGCCATGGTCTTGGCGTAACACCATCAATGGTGTTTGTGAAAAACCGTTCTGCTGGATCAACATCGTGGATTGGCTGGCATACGTCTATTTCTCAAGCAATCCAAACATCTTCGACTATTCAATTAACTGGATATACAGGCGCAATATATCTAAATCTTACAAGCGCATCAGCAACATATGCTTTTGATTCTCAAATCAATGGCAGCACTAATAATATGGTTGCCTACTGCTTCACCGCTGTCGATGGCTATTCTGCCTTTGGTAAATACACTGGCAATGGCAGCACGGATGGTCCGTTTATTTTCACTAATTTCAGACCAAGATATATTCTTTGGAAGTCAACCGGAGTTGGGCAGTGGTTTATCCACGATACATCACGATCACCTTATAATTATTCAGATTTGGAATTAGCAGCTGAAACAAGTGCCGCTGAATATAGCGCAAGTGGGGCTGGTGCAGGTCAGCGCATGGATATTAATAGCAATGGATTCAAGGTTCGAACATCCAATGCTGCGAATAATCAAAGCGGTGTTACATATATCTATGCCGCTTTCGCCGAACACCCATTCAAATACTCACGCGCTCGATAAGGAGTAATCATGTTTCTTCTCAACGGTTCACCACTTCAAGTCGATGTAGCGTTTAGCTACAATGGCGTATCTTATCCAAGCAACTGGCTTCGGCTCACAACGCTTGCCGAGAAAGAGGCTATTGGCATCACAGAGGTTCCTGATCCAGAACGGTATGATGACCGTTTTTATTGGAACTTCGGTCTTCCTAAAGACTTAGGCGATCTCAAAAAGTCATGGAGCCAACAGGTCGATAACATGGCCTACACCATGCTCTTGCCTAGCGACTGGATGGTAGTCCGTAAGGCCGAGGCTGGCACAGATATTCCCGCTGACTGGGTTGCCTATCGCGCTGCGGTTCGCACTAAGGCTGCCGAGCATAAGGCTGCATTGAACGCGGCTACCACGATAGAGGCTTTCATCGCGGCAGCAACTTCGCTAGATTGGCCTAAAGACCCCAACGCGCAAATCTGATAGGTGACCTATGTCAGACGATCTGAACCAGCAAATCGGCAGACTAGAGGCTCAGGTCGAGAACCTTCACAAAGATATGTCTGAATTGAAGACCGAGATTAAATCTATATCCGCTGCTATGAATCGGTGGAAAGGCGCTGGCGCTTTATTGGCCCTCATAGGGGTCGTATTCGGTTTCTTTGTTGACTTAGTGTTCAAAGCATTGGGGCGGTAATGGACCCGATTACTCTGATAGCCGGAGCGACTGCTGCCTATAATGGTCTGAAGTCTGCTATTGCGGCTGGCAAAGAGATACAAGAGATGGCTCAGGACTTGGGCAATCTCTGGCACGCTGTCGGCCAGCTCACTCATCTAGCCGCTACGCCAGTAAAAAAGGGGATGTTCTCCGACCCCGCCGACATCGAGAAGCAAGCCATGGAGCGATATGCTGCCAAGGCTAAAGCATTTAAGATGCAGGAAGAGATCAAAAACCTGTTCATCTCAATCTACGGCATTGGTGCTTATGAGTCGGTGCAACGGGAAGTCATTGAGATTCGTAAAGAAGTGGATCGTCAGCACCGAGAAGAAGAAAGACTTGCTGCTGAACGGACAGCGGAGTTGAAGGATGCCGCTGGTCTATTCGCAATTGTGATGGGAGTTATTACAGCGATAGCTGTAATTGGCGTTCTCCTGATGATTAAACTCAGCCATTAAGGAATGATCCTATGGACCTTTTGAATATCGCCCAAACGGTGCTTGGCAATGTTGCACCCGCAATCGTTACTGGCCTAGCAGGGCCGCAGGCTGGCATGGTCGCTAGAGTGGTTGCCAACACATTGCTCGGCAAGCCAGATGCTCCTCATGACGCTATTGCAGCGGCACTAGAAGGAGCAACGCCAGACCAGATCGAACGGCTCCGCCAGATAGATGCGAACCTTGAAGTCGAACTTGCCAAGATCACGGCTCAAGATCGGGCCGATGCCCGTGAGTTACAATCCAAGGCCTTATCATCCGGCGATAAATATGCTGCCCACTTCATCTACAACTTTGCTTGGTTCTGGTCGATCTCATCGGTAGCATACTTCTTCTTCGTAACCTTCTATCCTATGCAGCCTGTCGGTAAGGACTTTGCATTAACTATCCTTGGATTTTTGCTTGGCACAGCGGTAGCGACTATCCTAGGGTTCTTCTACGGTTCGGCGGATAAGCACAATGGCAAGCGATAACTTCGACTCAGCGTTCAAACATCTCCTCAAGCACGAGGGCGGTTACGTTAACCATCCGAAAGACCCGGGCGGTCGAACAAACCTTGGTGTCACACAACGTGCATGGGAAGAATATAAGGGCAATCCTGTAGATGAACAGGAAATGCGCTCGTTGACTCCTGACCTTGTGAAACCATTCTACCGGACACGTTACTGGAACCTTGTGCGTGGCGACGAGTTGCCGTCTGGCGTGGACTACTGCGCCTTTGACGTAGCGGTTAACTCAGGTGTCGGTCGGGCAGTCCGGTTCCTACAGTTGGCATCTGGTGTCGTAGCTGACGGCATCATCGGTAGCGGAACTATGAACGCTATTGCCAAGGCTAATCCAACTGAACTCGTTCAGAAGATATGTCAGGAACGGCGGGAATTTCTACATCGGTTATCAACCTTCGACACATTCGGAAATGGTTGGATGCGTCGAGTATCAGAGGTAGAGCGCGTAGCTTTAGAAATGGCAGATGGCAAATAAAAAACTAGCTAAAGAGATAGCCGAAGAAACCGTTAAGGTCTGGTATGAAAGCGGCGGGAATATATCCGTTGCAGCCAGAAAACAAAAGTTAGCTAAGTCAACATTCAGGGATCGTATTGACGCTTCAAAACTATATTATCCTGAGCTATTTATAGAAGCCGCTAACAAGCCAGTTCACCATTGGACCTATCCTCAGTCGCATGAGATTGAGTTAGACGACTGCCAAATCCTGATCGGCTCAGACGCTCACATCTGGCCAGACAATGAGACGATCATGATGAAGGCGTTCGCCAAGGTCAGCAAAGACATCAAGCCTCAGATCATTGTCCTCAATGGTGACATCATCGACGGGGCAAGAGTAAGCCGCCATGGTTCATTGCTTGGTCAGAACGCACCAAAGATCACTAAAGAAATCGAAGCATCTCAGGCTTGGATAGAAACCCTATATCGGGCGAAGCACCGTATCTGGACGATGGGCAATCATGACCAACGAGTTGATAACTACCTCGCTAATAACGCACCAGAGTTGGATGATTACGCTGGGCGGCTTTCTGATCGGTTTAGCGATTGGACTTTCTGCTGGTCGGTTCGCATCAACTCAGTTGAAATACGCCATCGCTTTAGAAGTGGTATTCACGCTGGTTGGAATAGTGCTTTGCACAGCGGCATCTCAACTGTTACTGGACACACTCATCAGCTTCAAGTGACAGCGGTTCGTAACCGTAACGGTTCTCATTGGGGCATTGAGGATGGGATGCTAGGCGATCCTATGCACAAGGCTTTTGAGTATGCAGAAGGCGCACCTAGCAGGGCTCAACCGGGCTTTGTCGTCATCACATTCCGCGATGGTGTTATGATGCCACCAGAGACTTGTGAACTGATCGAAGGCCGTCCTGTATTCAGGGCAGACTACGTCCTTTAAGGAAACTCTATATCATCCATAATAGCTTGTTCTATTTTGTCGTTGTGTTTCGACGACTTCCATACTTCTTTATACATGGCATCGACTAGTTCTTTGTCTGGTTTAATCTCATCGCCATCTTCTGAATAGATCGTGACTTCATAGATTGAGTCCAACTTATAATCCTCAATCTCCCATTTACCGAACTCGTCAAAGAACGCTTCATATTCGAATATCATCTTCGCATCGGCATAGTATTTCTCCATGCCTAGTGTGAACTCTATGTCATAGAACTCTGCCCATGCATTTCCATAAGCGTTTCTCATTTTTGCCTCATTAACCTTTTTGTGAATGACAGTAGAAGATCGTGGTGTGATCCACCATGCCAATGTTTGCTGATGTATTTAATATTGTCAAACCATTTCTTTTGAGACTCTGGATGGCAACCAATCAAACCGACTCTGCCTTGAATGATCGCCATCGGATCGCCGTTAGAATATCTCGCTATGATCTGGCAACGTCCTTCACCTTCGAAGGTGCAGCCATCATAGAAGAACATCTTAGTCTTCTTGTTTAGCCAATCAACTTCAGTGACGGTCGAGAAGGATCGTCTGACATCGGCATTGGGACGGGTGATATACTGTGTTGGTTCGAGGCCGTTAAGCAAGTCAAAATAATCTCGTCCAGCCCAGTAAGCGCCCATACATATTCCGAGATATTTTCCCCCTCGCCGAAGAAAATCTTCAATTTGGTTTCCTTCTCTGCGTTTGAAGAAATCGTAATAACGCCGTGCATCCCCGATACCACCGGGAAACGCAACGATGTCTGAGTCTGCGAGTGTATCTTCTGTGAACTCTGTTTCATCAAATGTCCTTATTACAAACTCACCTGACAACGCCTCTATCATCCCATCAACACAGTCTTGAGAACACTCTGGATCATGACGGAAGATAGATATTACAGGTTTCATAAATAGTCCGGTCTAATCCCAAGTCCAGTTACAGCTATTTCCCAGATGTCAGCTAGTTTTTGTGCGTCATCATTCGTATTCTCTACACAATCAATGATGCTGTGCAATGCTTTGCTGTATCTGTCGATAGTTTGTAGATAACGCTCATTCTCTTTTCTCAATCTAATTAGGTCATCTAATGTGACAGGATCAGCATATCGTTCCATCATTTCATCCTTATGTTTGCTATCATTGTTACGATCATAGCGACTATGAATGTTAATCCATAAATCGCTACAATCATTCCAAGAGTGTGGTCCTCATTCATTTCTTAATCTGATCAGCTAGATTGTTCTCGACTTCTTTAAGCCGCGTCATCTCGACAATCTCTGCGACTTTATCCTCAGAGAACTGGCCAGCAAACGCTGTGTAGTTAATAAGATCAATCCATGAGTCTTTGTGCGTCTTGTTATTTACAAGGCGGCTCATCTTCACAGCCATCATAATCACAGACACATCATAGGTCGTAATCGTCTTATTCAGTAGCAAAGATGCTAGGCTTGCTATCCGAACGAATGACGCACTGGCATCGCCATATTCATTATGACGTTGTTCTAATATACGTTGAGATGTCGAGAGGATTTCTTTGTGGTGCATCTTTCGGTTCCTGTTGTCGTTTCTGGTCGAGGGCACTTCGTCCCACTGGTGGTTTGCCAAGAATGTTAACATTTGGATCATTAGACCTTTCTTGAATTATTCTATCCTTTTGTGATTGAAGTTGCAGATCATTATCTTTGTTAAGACTTATCCTTTCATTGGCTATTAGATGATGCGGATCGCTCCGCCGTTGAGTGCTAACGATGTCAACTACTACATCTCTTGTCACTCCAAACTTGGCAGCGGTCCTGTCGTAATGTTTGCCAATATTGAAGTGGTTCATGATGGCTGTTCTTAATCCTTTGTCCATCGCTTAACTACCGTTCCGTCTAACTTTCTTTTTAGTTTACTTGACTTCCCGAATGGGAGAGGCTGGCGCGTGACTTTACCGCGTAAGTGAAACGAGCGTTGCCGTTTGGCTTTAGCCACCCTGCCAACATCTGCTTTTGTCTTTTGTCGATGACACTGCTTGTGTGCCAAAGCAAGGTTATCACCGGAGTCTTCCCCGCCGAGCGCGATTGGTATGATGTGCTCGACTTCCCAGACTTCGTTAGCCAAGATTTTACCTTGGCAAATATGACAGACTCCCTGTCGCTCATTAAATAACTCCGCTCTAAACTTTCTTGATTTAGTCTTTCTTACAGGCGCATCTCTGCCCGTGTCGTCGCCTCTGATGACTGTCTTTCTGAGAAGCGCATCCTGATCCACTCCATCTTCACCTTGAGGAGATTGGCTTCCTTCCGCGCTTCCACCATCTTTTGAATATATTCTTGCCATTCAGGATTAGCCTTTACTTCCATCTCTCTTTGATTGACTGGCCGATCCGCACCTAGTTTAAGAACGCGCTGCGCGAACCAGTGTGACTTTGTTTCTTCCATGAGTGAGGCAACGGCATCAGCCGTCACCCACTCCTTTGCAGCTAGTCTATATTCTTCTGACAGCATTAGTATAACTCATTCTGCATGGTGATATACATATCGTTGAAAGCCTCACGCCAAGCGGCTGGCCATGTCTTTGCTTCTTCTCGTAATGACTCTTTGTTATCGACTAATTCAACAAGATTTTTTGACGAGCGAATTAAAGTTTCAATCTCAGCCCAACGATTTGGCTGTTCTTTCTTCAATGAATAGGAAGACTTCTGCTCGCCGCTACGATGGTCAGGTCGGAACTCTACAGACTGATCTAAGTCTGGATCGTCGCCAGTCTCAAGGCCGAGTGTCTTTAACAGCGCATACTTTACTGCATAAGACATTGCCTTGCCCGGCCCCTTGTCTTGGTCGTCGATACCATAGCCGAATGACTCGACATCGAACGTGTCGTTCTGATCGTCGATATTTACGAAGCGGATTATCATGTGCGCTTCCGTCCGGTTGCCTTGCTGAGAGTGAACCGTCTGCACCGGATAATATACAATGCCATGCTCTAATAGGGCTGGCCGAACTTTAGCCGTCACAGCATCATGGCTGACGATGCTATAGCGCATCCCCTGCTTTTTCTCTTTCTGAATGTAGGTAACGGCTTCCATAGCCTTTGCTAATCGTTGATGGATATTCATTTTTAATGCTCCGTTTCATTTTCTGGAAATATTACGACGAGGGCATCGACAGCTTTGCAATGCCAAGCGTTCAAATTGACTAGGGTTTCTTCGATCTGTGGTGCTTCGCCTTCGGTTAAGGCAATGAAGAAACCTTGCACAGCTTCAACATAATCGTAAAGCAGATTTGCTAGTTCATTTGGGGTCATCTTTTTTCCTTGACAATATTTATGAGTGACATTAAATCTCGTCACGTTGAAACGCTAGCTAACTGGAAAGGATATGTCAATGACAAATTTTATGGATGCCCTGAATAATGTAATGAAGATTCAGGAACGATATCTCTACCGTAAGAGTAGCCGTGATACGTCAATAGAAGCGGCTCAATCTATTATGCCAACTATGACTGATAGGCATATCGAAGTTCTAACCTATGCGTTTGACGCAGGATATGGCGGGTTCACAGACATTGAACTGATGAACCACTTCGAATCAGTCACAAGCACCTACCGTTCTCGTCGGGCGGAACTGACTGATGTTGGTCTGCTCGTCGATAGTGGAGTTCGTCGTCGGCATCCAGAACGCGGCAACGCCAGAGATCATATTGTCTGGAAGATGAAGGAGTTTATGGTCGATGACCATCTCAGAACTTATGAATAAATTAGGCGGCCAGAAGAAGGTTGCCGAATACTGCCGAGTCGGAGCATCTACTCCGGCTCAATGGGTAAGGCGCAACCACATATCTTTCCGCTTCTGGACCAAGCTAATGGCTATGGCGAATGATATGGGTTTTGAACTGACTCCTGTCGATTTATACAGAATGTGCTCGACAAAGCCTGAAAGCATGGTAGCTTAATTAACCCTTCGGTGGGTTCCTCCCTTACTAGGGCTTCTGGGTAACACTGGAAGCCCATCTTTTTGGAGATCGGAATGGAAGGCATTGTTCTCGCATCTGCCCTGACGATCCTGTCTCCGAACTTCTGCTTGCCGATGTCGGTTATAGACGACAGTTTGAGGGCTCAATACAAAGAGGAACCACAACCACCGATCAAGGTCGATGATACGATGGCTCTGCAATTCTATCGTGGGCCTAAAAGTTGGACGCTGATTATGATTAAGTCTGACGGCGAAAGCTGTGTGATTGCTGCCGGTGAAGGCTGGGAACTAACTAAGTCCTAATGATTAAACTAAATCTTGAATACCCGCCGTCAGTTAACCGGCTGTGGCGAGCCATTCCGGGCCGTGGAGTTATTAAATCTAAGGTCTATAGGGAGTGGCTAGAAAAAAACCTGTGGATAATTCGTGGACAGACTAGAGACAAAATCGAAGGTAAGTTCACTATAGAAATTGAAGCAACAAGACCAGATCGGAGGAAAAGAGACCTCGATAATATCGTCAAACCACTACTCGACTGCATAGTTCAGGCTGGACTCGCAAACGATGACAGCCTTTGTGAAATGTTAACAGTAAAATGGATAAATCATGGAACAGGTGTCGCCATTACAATTCTCCCGCTATCGGGAGTTGAAGAAGAAATTCTACCCATCAAAACCAAACGTCCCGCTAAGGCCGCTGCCTGAATTACCGCCGGTTGAGACTAAGGTTGTCGAGCGTGACTGGCTAATCATACCGAAGGATGAAGCCGCAGAGATTGAGAGGGCGGTGTTGTCCCGTGTCTGGGAAGAAATCTACTCAGAGGACAAACAGATCGCGGCCACGGCTAGGATCATGAGGGGCTTCTCTGGTCGTCGGTCGGCTAGGATATTGATTGCTCAGGTTCTTACCAAGCACCAGATGACATTCATAGACATCGCTGGCCATGCCAAGTCTAGGAAATTCTGTGACTGCCGCTTCGAGGTCTATTACCGGCTCCGCAGAGAGCTAGGTCTGAGCCTCATGCAGATCGGTCGGATGCTGAACAAGGACCATACCAGTGTCCTGCATGGCTACCGGAAGATGGAAGAACGCCTTGCGGCAGGGTATGTGTTAGAACCATGAAAGTCTTAGATTTATTTTCTGGAATTGGTGGATTTAGCATTGGTCTTGAACGGGCAGGAATGGAAACAGTTGCTTTCTGTGAGATAGATAAAAAGGCTCGTATGGTGCTGCGAAAGCATTGGCCATCCGTTCCAATCTACGAAGATGTTAAAGAATTAAATTATGAAAGGTTAAAAAAAGATGGAATATCAGTTGACGTTATTTGCGGAGGATTTCCTTGTCAGGACATCAGTGTCGCAGGAAAAGGAGCTGGACTTGAAGGACAAAGAAGCGGTCTCTGGTATGAATACCACAGGATCATCAAAGAACTTACGCCGAAGTGGGTCATCATCGAAAACGTCTCAGCCCTTCGATCTCGCGGATTGGACGCAGTGCTCCGGTCACTCTTTGAGATCGGGTATGATGCGGAGTGGCACTGTATTCCCGCTTCAGCCGTTGGCGCTCCTCACCGCAGGGACAGAGTCTGGATCATCGCTTATCCCAACGCCGACAGCAAGCACTGGCGGAGCAAATCACAATTCTCCTACGACAGTAGCGGGAAAAAGGTTTGCGATGAACTTAGCGGGATACGCACAGCTTTGGCCAACGCCTTGCGCGCGGGACTGGAAAGACAATGGGAAGTCTCCGGCGGAGTTGAACAGAAACAGCAAGACACTGGCAACACACGCTGGTGGGCAGCTGAACCCAACGTGGGTAGAGTGGCTCATGGGGTTCGAGGCAGGGTGGACAGACTTAAGCAACTCGGAAACGCCGTAGTTCCACAAATCCCTGAACTCATAGGTAATGCCATAATGATTGCCAATAGGAATTGGCTGTAATAAAAAGAGTGAGGCGGCCACCGGAACCCGAAACAGTGACCGCCTCTAAACCTACGTTGGCGCGTAGGCATGACTGGCAACAATTACTCCACTCATGCTTACCTGACAAGGAGAGCGTGAGATGTCTTTTCAAGCGATGGCATGGGCCGTCAAACAAAAGCTACCAACTCGGGACAAATTTGTCTTACTGATGTTGGCAAATTACGCAAATGAAATTGGCAAATGTTGGCCATCTTTCAACAGGTTAGCTGATGACACTGGGCTGTGCAGACGGTCGGTTATTCTGTCTTTGCAAACCCTCTCATCCGGTGGCCTGATTGATGTGGAAGAACGCAAACTTGATGGTCAAAATATAACGAACATTTACACTGTCCGTATGAACTCAGGCGAACTCATACAGTCTCACACGATCTCACAGGGTAGTGCAGTGGTTGCACCAGTGGTGAAAGAGTTACACCACGGGGTAGTGCAGGAAATGCACCACGGTAGTGCAGTGGTTGCACCCAATACTATCAATGAACCTATCAAGAAAAGAAATATATATTCATCATTTGAAAAGTTTTGGTCTAGTTATCCTAGGAAGGTAGGCAAGGGGGCTGCCGAGAAGTCTTGGATCAAGGCTCTGCAATCAACCGAAGCGGATACGATCATCGCCTCATTGGTAGCCTATAAGTTTTCAGAGGATACTAACTTCATTCCTCATCCGGCTACATGGTTGAACCAGAGACGGTGGGAAGACACCATGGAAAAACCTGAAATATTGGTTCATCGAAACAATGTTTGTTACTATATTGAGTCAAAATCGGATGCCAATTATGCGCCATGGAAAGCCTATTTTGAGCGCAAGGAATTGAAGTTTAGATTATTGGCTCTTGAAAACGCCATGGAAACGAAAGGAAAATACCCCGTTCAATTTGAATTTCCACCGAATGACTAGAAAAATCGCCATTAGACACCATGGAAATTCCTAGCCCGATCCTGCCGGTGGATAGAAAGCCCCGCCCGATTGCTACTAGGGACGCCATGGATTAACTATGGATAGGTTGACAAAATTAACACTGAAAGGCTGACAAAGTGAGCAAGAAACACCTCGGAAAACTCTGGAAAAACGACCGGAAGACGGAAGACAAGCACCCCGATTTTCGCGGGTATATCTATATTGACGACGTAAAATTTGATCTTGGCGGTTGGCTAAGACAGGATGACGAGGGCCGTCCCTATTATTCCTTATCTGGCAGACAGTATGAGGGCCGGACAGAGTCCCCCGATGACGGGGTGAAACGTTTCACTAAGGCTGGTGTAGGTTCCGCCCATGATCTGAATGAATCGGTCCCGTTCTAGGATATGCTCTAGGATCGACAGAAACAGGCTGCCAATCGGCAAGCCTTATTTTCTAATGGCAAAGACCGGACAAGAAAAAAGGGGCTTTGCGGCCCCTTAATTCATTGCGGGTTGTTTCAGTAAATTTCCTCAACCCTTGACAGTGTGTCGAGCAGTGTCATGGCTTTCCCTATGTGTTCAGTTTAGTGACATAGGCGTCATAACGGTCTGATTTGCTTACCAATTTTGCAAACCGCAATGCGCTTTCACGGTTGTCGAATGTTGCCACATATGGAACTGAAACTCCGTAACGCTCTACCCGATAATAATGACCAGTAGGTGATTTTGGCAGGCAATAGACCTTGTCGAAACGATAGTGCAATAATCCGTCAAATTGTTCTGCTTGTGTCCGGCTCAATTTAATCTGATACATTTTGTCATCCTTTCATGTGTCAAGGTTGAAAAAGAGGCGATTTTTCGACCCTAAGCGGCTATTGCTTCGGGTTGTGCTTCCGCTTTGAGAATGTATTGCATGGCCTTGGTAGCAAGTGAGGCCGCACTAAAGATTGCGTTCTTGTTGCTATTGAGAACCCGTAGCCAACCGTCGATATATTGAGCATGGTCAATGCGAGGCTCGTTTTCGATACCAAGTGAGGCGCAAAGAAAGGCCGCTCCTAGTTCAGCTACCAGTTCTTCGAAAGCGTAAGCATCGTCACCGAAACGCTTGCCTTTTGTCCTATTGAGGCGCGTTTCAGCACCGGACCAGTGTGTCAGTTCATGCAACAGAGTTGAATAGTAGGCTTGTGTCGCATTATTTCCGTCACCATCACGAAACCGCCATTGGTCAGGCATATAGATGGCATCGGTAGAGGGCCGATAAAATGCACGTTGGTCACCTTCGATGATCTCAGCACCAGTTGCTTTAATTGCTTGGTCAGCGTTTTCGATGCGTTGAACTAGGTTTTCCGGTAAGGTGTCCGGCGTTCCGTTGGCAGAATATCCTTCAACTTGGTCAGCGTTGAAAAGGTAGAAAGGCTTGGCAAACATGAAAGAGCGCGTTTCGTCTTCGCCTTGCTCGTTCTGTTTCGTCTTAAGACCTTGTGAGAAATAGGCACAATGCACGGCCTTTTCACCCTTGCGAACCGTAGCACCGACAGACTGCCAATGCTTGTATGTCGCCCATTGATTTGAGGAATAGGACCGCTCTTTCTGCTCAATCCATAGGGAAATGACGTTTGCGCCGGAATAGGTATTCTTTGAGATGGGGTTGTGAGGCAAGGCCGAACATACACCGGAACGATGCCAAGGCATGACAAACTCCCCTGCTCCGGCTTCGATTGCTTCAATGATCTTATTGGTGATGGTTTCTTGAATGTTCATTGTTTTATCCTTTCTTTATCATTTCTAGAATTGAGGTGAGGATCATGACGGAAAAAGCAATGGCGAAGAATAGGCCATAGGCTGATATGACGTTGATAAAGTCTGACATCTTTTGTCCTATCGTTTGTGTCCGGCTTGGTCCGGTATTCATGACAATAATAAGGTTAGGTTTTATGTCAAGCGTATATTATAAAAATAATTATAAAAAATGTAAGGGCCTGATATTGCAAGAGAAAATCAAGAAGAAAGTAACGGCTAGAGGTCTCAGAAGGCTGGCTAAGGCGAGTGAAGGTGTGAACCATCGCGGTCAGCCAAGTGGAAGACGCTATGCAATCATTCCTAGTAGGGCCGTATATTCACCTGACTTATCGCCGAATGATCTCTTATTGCTTTGCGCTCTTGGTCTATTCGTATCGAGGCAAGGCGTCAGCTATCCAACTTATGAGACAATCAGGAATTGCACCGGATTAGGACCGGTTCAGGTCTCAGCTAGTTTGAAGCGTTTAATTAACGCCGGAATGATCCGCAAACTACAGCCGAAATGGTTTAAAAATCAGACAAGTAAATGGCTGACTAGCCGTTATCAGGTGCTCTTTTCGTCTAACGATCCGATACCAACGGATGAAGAATTAAAGTCGTCAATACCGTTTGCTACAGATCAACCAGAAGACCAGGTGACTTATGCTCAACTTGAACAAAAGACTAGCGAATTGGAGAGAGAAGAGAATGAAAAGCTAAAGGGGATTGAAAGGGGTGTGAAGTCAATGTCTCAAACATATGGTTACACAATCCAAACCGACAACAAATCGCTTCTTGATCTAGCCGCAATCAATCCAACACGCGATCAGATCGCTATGGCGTTTAGGAATTATGTCACACGCTTCGGATCGCTACCGACTACGCTACAGATGCTTATCGCTAGGGGTATGTTTGCGTGAGGCACCCTTTGCCCCCCACCCCGTGCCCTCTACTGCGGGGTGTGTCACTCAATTTTTTTCCAGATTTCGGAAATCAACTCAAATCACTAATTCGATGTATCCCGAGGGGATAGATAAGGGGGTTCGCGGGATGAAAGTCAATACCTGTCAAGATAGGTTGAGGGTGTGTTCCACAGGAGATTGCATTGGGTAGAGTAAGATCGTTTAGAAATGGCATTGTTTCCTCTGATCCAACTAAGAAAGAGGCTGTTCTTAGTGAAATCGAAGCCCTTGGCTCGGCAGCCATAACGGATGTTTTGTCATGGGATTCATCTGGAAACGTCACTGTTAAGAACTCTAATGAGTTGCCTTTGAATGTTCAGAAGGCCATAAAGAAGGTCAAGGTAACGCCGACCAAAGAAGGTAACGCTATTGAGGTCGAGATGCACGACAAGATCGCTGC